CAGGTCACTGCGCCAGAAGCAGCCAGTGCAGAAGTGGAGAAGGTCAGCATTCCCACCTGATACAGGTAGTAAGCGACGGAGGGGTGAACAATCAGAGTGTCCAGCTCTTCGCCACGCTCACCCAACTTGGCGCGTGCTTCAGCAATAACTGAAGCCGTCAGATAGTTGGACTCAGAAGTAGAGCCAGAACCACCCAGTTGCTTCTCAATACGGTGATCGTTGAGAGCAGTGTGGAACAGACCAGTCAGTTGCTCGAACAGACGGGTTGCATTCAGCTTGTTGATGGCATCAGCCAGCTGATTGCGGATGTGAAGCATCGGATCTTCACCAGCTGCCAAAATCGCAACATCATCCACGGCGTAGGCAAAGCCACGGTGAACGATAGATGCAATTTGGGTTCCGGTGCCGACCTTTTGAGGAGTCAGATAACCGGCAGAGCTGGTGCCCCAAGTTGCAGTACCGTCGAAGATTTCTTCAGTCGGTGCAACGGGGTTGAACTCAGGAACTTGAATTCGGGTGCCGCCTTCGCGTGCATCCAGAAGTGCATTACGCACCACAGCGCCGCTTTTCAGCAGCATGGAGCGTTCTTTGATTGCCTCAGACACATAAGTGCTGAGATTATTCCTTTTTACAATGTCCGCCAGAAGGACACCGCCGGAATAATTCTGAAATGGAGCAGCCATTTCTTATTCAGGGATAAGGTTTGCGGGGTTCAAGTCACGGACTTGAGGTGGTGTCCCACAGGGACTATTTACCGGCCTCTCGCTTGAGCACTGCTGCAAGGTCAGGATCGGTAGCTTCCAAGGCCATTTGCCTGGTTAAGTTAATACTACCTTCCAACCAAGGATTAGCGATACCTGCAGCACCAGCAGTTGCGGTTGTCGGCTTAGCACCCATGCCAGCTTGAGCACTGGGTTTGAAATGATGCTCGTAGCCTGAACCAGGGTTTTTAAGCTTGGCAAGATAAACATTGAGGTCTTCCTCAACGCCGCCATTCAATACTTTGACGCTGCCATCTTCAGCTTTTTTCAGATTGCTCTGAACAAGCTGCAGCATTTGCCCAGCATTGATCGCACCAGCTTGGCTGATTGCGGACAGTGCAGAAGTTTTCATCGCGGCGGTTTCGTTAGAAGTACGAAGATCCACCAGCTGTCGCTCTAGGTCGGCAATTTGTTGGTCTTTGGTTTGGGCGGTTTTGTTGGCCTCTTCCCAAAGGTCTTTCCACTGGCCTTGATCCTCCAGTGTTTTACGGCGCTGCTCGTCTTGTTTTTTGTAAACGTCGTCGAGCTTGCCTTTGATGCCTTGGAATTTTTCCTCAGCTTCAGTGGCACGCTGTTGCAACGCTTGAATTTGCTGCTCGTAAGCAGAAACATCAATGTTGGCGGTGTTTGCAGTCTCAGCCACGGGCTGCTCAGAGGACGCCACGGGCGTCTCCTGAATGACTTGTTCTTCCATTATTAGGAATCAGTTGACTCTGTTACTTTACTAGCCTTTGCTTTTTTGGCGGCAGGTTTTTTAACAGCAGGTTTTGCAGCGGGTTTTGCTGATTTTTCAGAGGAAGGATCCCATGAATCAACAAGTTCCCACTTATAGGAACCATCAGCCTGCAATACCTTGTCAAGAGACTTGGCCATGAGTAAGTAGCAGCAATAGCTCTACTGTAACTCTGGTGCGGAATCTGGCGACTCAGCCGCGTTTGGCAAGATTTCACCCTGAACCAGCATGTCGCGGAACTCTTCGCGATCAATCACCTTGTCTTCAAACAGCTGTGCCATCGCAGCAATATCTTGACCAATCAAGCGTTGCAGATCGAAGTCACGGCTGATCTTCACCTCAGGTGGCTCAAGACCCAAATAGTCAGCGGCCATGTTGTAAGCCTTCTGCAGGCCAGACTCCAAATCCATCGACACCATTGACAACATCGAGTTGGTGTCAATCCGATCTAGACGGCGTGCGTCAGCAGACTCGGCAACAAACTTTTGTTGGCTCAGCGTGCTGATGCCTAACGTCGCCATCTGTTGCTGCAACTCCTGGATCTCAGCCGATTGCGCTTCAAACGCGCTTGCCGCAGGCTCCACGTAATAGACCTTGTTACCCGGCTGGGTCGCCATCGCGTAATTAACGCTGATAGCCATGTCTTTCGTTTGGTCGTCCCACCCTTCGAGGACGAGCATCGGTTGCGAAGCGATGTGGAGGCTGTGGATAAGATCCGCTTGCCGTTGATAGTGGGCCAGATTGAGATGAGCAATGTCCAACAGCGGTGGCTTGCTGGTCATTGTGTCTGTTTTGTTGGCGTAAATCGTCACCAATGGAATCTGATCAAGTGAGAAATCGCCAGATTCAACCAGCTCGTACTCCGCTGTAGCGTCGGATTGATCGAACGAAGCGGGGTATGGGAATGGCCCTTGCATCTCCGTTTTTTGCTCTTCCTGCCTAAAGACGCGATAACGACCTGGCTCGATGACACGTACTTGGTCATAAACCTTTTCTCCGAACTCGCCGTCAGCAACTACAGCTTTTTCCCCAATCCGAACTTGTGTAAGGTTTCCGTAATTGGCTTCGCGGTCCAGTCGCCAACCGTAGACGTTGGTTGGATCCACCTCAATCCAATAGGGCCGACGATTAAGAGCACGCTCCTCTGCAAGACTTCTCGCGCCCGAAGGCGCAGGAAAATCAACCAGCGTGTGGCAGTGCCCATACGTCAGGGCACAGATCAAGAGTCGTCGAGCGTACTCATCTAGATCCGACCCACAACCATCAACATCCTTATTAAAGACATCTGTCCAATAGGGATCACCTTGGACGCTAATTGGTTTTCGCAGGATTAACCCGGCGGCTGCGCGAAGTAAACGCTGCGTGTAAGGCGTAAAAACTGATCGATTAACCCGCGCCAGGTATGCGCTGTAGTCCTCACGAGGCTCTAGAGGCAGGAATGCTTCGCAGTTGTCACGCAAATACTCCGTGCCGTTTGTAACGGCCTTCATGATCTCCCAGCCCTTCATCTGGTCGATCACAGCCCGTGTTCTCACGAACGGACTATCAACACTTCCCATATAGGAAGAGCTGACAAGATGCGTTCTAACGAGACCGGGAACGGAGTAAGTCATGACACCTCAGAGTTGAGTTACTAACAGCCCCATCGACGACGGGCCGCTTTACCCCGTTCACCAGTCCAATTACGACTTCGAGCGCAGAAAGAACGCTTACGGGCAGCTTCTTCCTTTGTCTTTGGCTTGCCTGTAACCGGCGGTTTCAAATTAGAACCCGTTTCCCGGTTGTACTTAGCCCGACCTTTGGCAGTCAGGCCAGCACCTTTACTAGCAGGCAGCTTCTCGCCACGGCCAACACTAAGGTTGGGACCACGCTTACGCTTTTTGCGCTCTGCCATCGTCCTAACCCTTATTCAAGGTTGGAGGTGATAGCACCGCTGGTGACGAAGTTGCAGGTAGCAACGACCAGATCACCAACAGTAGAAGCAATATCCATGCTGGTGATAATGCCCGCAAAGCTCACACCGTCAGAACCAGAAGTGGTGCCGGTGGTAAACAGCTCAAACGTAGCGTCAGCAGTGTCGTTTGCAGTCAGCACATCTTCAATAAACGCTGCTTGACCCGTTGCGTCTGGGTCGTAAACCAGTTCAACAGTGCCAGAACCTGAAATCAGACTGCCAACAAATGCACGAGACGTGTCACCGTGATCGGTAACGTCCAGCGTGTCTTTGGTGATGTTCAGCGTCCAGCTGCGAGTGCCAACAATGGTTGCGTTGGAAGAACCAGCAGCATCAAACTGGACCGCACCTTGCTCTCCGCGAAGGATGGCCATGATTAGACATAGGAAGGGTCTATAACCCCGAGTCTAACTCTTTACGCCTGTCAAGCCACGCAATTAGCTCTTGTGGACAATGATTTGCGGCGTAACGTTGGGCGTGCCAGACGTAATTGACACGATTCGGACGCGAACACGGCTTGCTGGAATGCCTGTGTACGAATAGTCGTAGTTGCCAGCAGAGCTAAGGGTTTTATTTGTATCAACCGCAAAATACTCCGTTGGAGCGCCCGCAGTGCTCATTTCAAGCGCAATTACATATTCAGCGCTACCTGTTGTGGTGAGTAAGAACGTGTAAGCGTCAGACTTACAATCAACCTCAAAGGCGTCATTAGCTGCCGCCAACGCCGTAGATTCGCGATGCTCAACAGTGTTTGAGAAGCGTGTGACGGTGGTGGCCATTAGCTTTTACCCTTGGGTTTACGACGCCGATGTTGATAGCTTATCTTCTTCGAGCCCGTTTTTTCACGCTTAAATCGGGCTTTTTCTGAAGGACTCATCTCCTTAGTCGTCTTTGGCGTCTTGTCAGACACCCGTTTAGATGGACGACACGCTGGATAGTCCCGCTTTTCGCCTTTGGAACGCCCACAAGGCTTCCCGGTCTTTATATCGACCCATTTCTCGTCAAACCATCGGCCAAGGCCACCACGGCCTTTACTTTTTGGTTTTGCGGGTTTTCGTGGTTTTTTTCGTTCCGCCACTGGTTGCTTTTCGATAAGTGCCACCGCGCTTCTTATATTCGCGCACCAGCCACGCATTTGCATACGCGCTCGGATAAACCGCGAACTTGCGCTTGGCCTCAGCCTTTACTCGAGCGTAAAGCGCCTTGTTTACTGGGACGTTTTCACTGGCCACAGCTGCACCGCATCTTTTTGGTGCCTTTTTTCATGCCCTTCTTTTTCTTGGGCGGACGGCCTTTTTGTGTGCCGTAAGTACCTGGACCCTTAGGCATGACAATCAGGTGATGGGGTATTCCCAGTTTAACGGGCCTTGGATGTGTATTCCAGGGTTACTTGGCGTCTGCTGCCCTCAAGGGATTTCCAGCGGGGGAATTTGACAAGGATTGAGGGGTCTAATACTTCTTCGGGCGGTTGCAGGGTTCTCCAGCGGTGATCGCAGTCGCGGCAAACGCGGTCTCGGACTGAATCGCCGTCTTGTGAAGTGTATTTTCCGAGGACACGTGTCTCATTTGATCCGCATTTGGGGCAGAGGGGCGCGTTTAGCGGACGAAACATCCTTAATACAGGCGGTACGACGTAGTTCCCATGGCCTCGGGCTTGGCCAAGTTGAACTGCTGCAGCACAAGATACCCGAAAGCGTCAAAAGCGTGGTCTACTCCCAGATTTTTGTTAGGTAGGCCCGTTCCAGGGGCGTAAGTGAGGGTGCGGAGGGATTTGATGAGTTCTTTGCAGCGGGGGTGGATTTTTACGCGGCGGGTGCCGGATGCGTCCATCAGGCCGGTGTTGACGGCGGTGATTTTGTCGCGGATTTTCCAGGGGGAGCGGGGAGATTGGACGGTGAAACCGCTGCGGCGCAGGATTGCGTGGTCGGTGACGCCGACGCCGCTGGTTTTGCGCGCTCCGCCCGTGGGGTCGGGGCAGGCGATGACGCGGCGGTCTACGCCGTAGCGGCGCGTTACTTCTTCCGCGAAGTCCCAGGTGGTTGCGCCGCCTGTGAGCATGATTTCGTCGAAGACGTAGAGGGTGTCTTTGTCTTTTACGGCGCAGATTCCGCTCATTGGGTCCACGTTGAAGTCCACGCCCAGGAGGAGGGGTTGGATGGAAATGTCTTTGGCGTCGGTGGAGATGTTGTCGTCGGAGAAACTGATGGCGACGAGGCCGGTTAAGTTCTCGAAGGACGCTTCGAATTCCTGGCGGAACGTGCGCGGATCAAGTTGAGCGCGGGCTGCCT